CGTTGGCCGTGGCCGGCGGGTTGTTAGAAGAGGCTACTTCTAGGGGTAAGGGGGTAGACGGAAGCGCGCGCTACTTTGACCGGGCGACCCTCGGGGCCAGCCACGTACGTCACAGTATCTCCCGGCGGGGGCTTGGAGGCTCCACCCCCGCCACTTGCCGGGATAGCTCAATGGCAGAGCGGGGCTCTCGTAATGCTCTGGTTCGCGGTTCAAGTCCGTGTCCCGGCTACCGCCGCGAGGGACCGTATAGGAGGACTAAAATGAACTTAGAAGTGCATGTGGCTGATTATTCGCATGGTGAAGATAAATCATATCTTCACCAATTGGAAACCCTCTCACAAAAACGGAATGATGGTGGTCTTTTGCACGGGGGCCATATTCATTTCATCCAGGGCAAATTATCAGATGAGGATGGAGTGACTTTTTTAAAGGCCGCCATAGCCGCCATTCTAGATGCCACACCCACGGTATTTCCTTACGACTTACCAGAACAAGCAGAAAAAAAAGGATGGGAACCGACTCCGGCCATGGAGGAAAAGTGGAAAGAAATCAATCGAGGACTCCTTTTGCCTATTCAGGGCTATGACATTATTCGCGTGCTATTAGCGGCGCGGGAATACGAAAAACTAGATGCGTCATGATTCCGCCGCGAGGGACGCGCACAACGCACGCAACAAGCGCAAGCCCTCACCGGGGGCAGGGGCCCGGCGCGGCGAAGAGGTGAAGCGATGATCGCACAGACGAAGATGCAAGCCTACCACGACCTGAAGCGAGACGGCCAGCTAGGCCGCCGGCAGCAGGAAGTGCTATCGCTGGTGCGCCTGCATCCAGGCCGAACCGCCATGGAACTGTCCGAGCTCGCGGGGTGGTCGGACCCGAACCGCTGCCGGCCCCGGCTGGTGGAGCTAGCCAGGTCCGGGCACATCGAGCCGGCAGGCAACCGCCCGTGCAGCGTCACGGGCAAGGCGTGCATGACCTGGCGGGTGGCCGCCAAGAAAGAGCAGGGGGAGTTGTTTGAAATCTGATATTTGGATGCCCCTGTATATCGGCGATTATCTCCGCGACACCATGGGTTTGAGCGCGCAAGAACATGGCGCCTATCTGTTGCTGCTCATGCGTTGCTGGATCGACAGGCGGCTTGCTGGAGATTCTGCGGAATTACTTGCCACGGCTCGACTTGAAAGCCAAGAGGTGTTGGAGAAGATACTCAACCGCTACTTCTACCGGAACGGAGAAGGCTGGCGCCATAAGCGCGTGGACCGTGAGGTTGCGAAGCGCGAGCACTTGGCTGATATCGGACGAAAGGGCGGACAGGCCAGGAGCAAGAGAAAAACCGCTGCCGTAAGGCAAAATGCCCAGCTCGGCGGTAGGCCCAAAAACCAAAGCGAAAACCTAACCGAAACCAAAGCCCCACATTCACATTCACATTCACATTCACATCCACAGACACAACCAGATAAGAATAGCGCCCAGGGGGCGGCCGTTCCGGCCACGCGTCCGCTTTATCACCTGTTCGAGCAAGCCTTCGTCGGGAAAAACGAGGGCTTCGACTACAAGCGGGAGGGCCGGGCAATCAAGGCCCTGGAGGAAAAAGCGCTGTCCAAGCCTGAGCCGGAGGCCTTCGCCAAGATGTTGCTTGTGGTGTTCTGGCAGCTCACCCACGGAGAGGACAAGTGGTGGCGGCAGCAACCCTTCCTGCCTTCGGTGCTGGCAAGCGGCGGGATTTATCCACGGGTCCTGAAAGCCGCAGAGAACATGAAAGCCGACCAGCTCAGCGCAGAGCAGGAGCGCATCATCGCGGAGGTGTTCGCGTGAAGTATGTAGATTTCCTAGAAACCAAGACTCAGCTCCGCCGAAATCACGGGTTTGATCCTGACTCGCTTCCGGATTTTCTATTTCCATTTCAGCGCAATCTCACGGCGTGGGCTCTGCGGCGGGGCCGGGCCGCAATCTTCGCCGATACCGGACTCGGGAAAACACCGATGCAACTTGTCTGGGCGGACCAAGTCATGCGCCACGAAAATAAGCCTGTACTGATTCTCACTCCGTTGGCGGTAGCCGCGCAGACCATCCGCGAGGCCGCGAAGTTCGGGATTGAAGCACATAGAGAAAAGCACGGGGTCAGTATCTTGATTGCAAACTACGAGCGACTTCATTACTTCGACCCGCAGTATTTTGGCGGGGTGGTCTGTGATGAGTCCAGCGCAATCAAAGCCTTTGATGGAAAGCGCCGGGCGGCAGTCACGGAGTTTATGCGGAAGATCCCCTATCGCTCGCTATGGACCGCGACCGCCGCGCCAAATGACTACATCGAGTTGGGGACATCGAGCGAGGCCCTGGGAGAGCTGGGCCAGATAGATATGTTGGGGCGCTTTTTCAAAAACGACCAAAACAATATCAGCATGAAAAAATCATGGAGAACTCAGGGGGGAAATACAAACCGCTGGCGTTTCAAGGGCCACGCCGAGGAAGCCTTCTGGCGCTGGGTGTGTTCCTGGGCGCGGGCCTGCCGCCGCCCTTCGGACCTGGGCTACGACGATAATGGTTTTATCCTCCCCGCGCTCACCGAGCGGGAACACATCGTTGAAACCGCTGAACCGTTGCCGGGGATGCTGTTCACGATGGCCGCGCAGAACTTCTATGAGGAACGGATTGAGCGGCGAAAGACCATTCAACAGCGGTGCGAGCTCGCGGCCCGGCTTGTCCAGACCGGCAGGCCCGCCGTGGTATGGTGCCACCTGAACGATGAGGGCGACCTGCTGGAGAAGATGATCCCCGATGGCGTACAGGTGAGCGGGGCGGATAGCGACGAAGCCAAAGAACGGGCCTACATGGGATTTACCGATGGCGCGATCCGCGTGCTGATCATTAAGCCCAAGATCGGCGCCTGGGGAATGAACTGGCAACACTGCGCCCATGTCGTGACTTTCGCCTCGCATAGCTACGAACAATATTATCAGGCCGTGCGCCGCTGCTGGCGCTTCGGGCAAAAGCGGCCCGTGATCGTGGACCTGATTGCTTCCGAGGGCGAGTCGAATATCAAGGACAACATGCGCCGCAAAGCCGAGGCCGCCGACCGCATGTTCTCGCGGCTTGTCGCGCACATGAACGAGGCCGTCACTATCCGCGTCGGTCAATCCTTCAACACCCAAATGGAGATACCCGCATGGCTGTAATCGAGCAGAAAATCACGGAGCATTTTGCCCTATACAACGGGGATTGCATGGAAGTCATGCCGTCGCTCAAGGATGGCTCTGTGCACCTGTCGATCTACTCCCCGCCCTTCGCTGGACTCTATCACTACTCTTCGAGCGAGCGCGACTTGTCGAATTGCCGGGACTATGAAGAGTTTTTCGAGCACTACGAGTTTGTGGTGCGCGAGCTATTCCGGCTGACGATGCCCGGGCGCATGACTTGCGTGCACTGTATGGACGTGCCTTCATCGAATAACGGCAAGAGCGATTATCTGATTGACTTCCCGGGAGACATCATCCGGCTACATGACCGGATCGGTTGGAAGTACATCGCCCGCTACCATGTTTGGAAGGAACCGCTGACGGTGCGAAACCGCACCATGACAAAAAGTCTCGCCCATAAATCCATCGTGGACGATTCCTCGCGGTGCACCGTGGCCAGCGCCGACTACCTACTCGTGTTCCGCCGCAAGGGCGAGAACCCCATGCCGATCATTCATCCGCACGGGCTGACGCGCTATTCAGGAGAGCGGCCTATCCCGGAGGAATTGCTGCGCTATAAGGGCTGGACCGGGAATCAGATTGAGAACCGCTATTCTCACTGGATTTGGCGACAGTACGCCTCAGCGTTTTGGGATGATGTGCGACTGGACCATGTCCTGCCCTATAAGCCCGCCCGCGATGCGGAAGATGAAAAGCATGTGCACCCGCTACAGCTTGACGTGATCGAGCGGGCACTCGTGCTCTGGAGCAATCCAGGGGAAACGGTGCTGACCCCATTCATGGGCGTAGGGTCGGAAGTCTATTCGGCTATCGAAAACGGGCGGCGGGGAATCGGGATAGAGTTGAAGCCGAGTTACTATCGGCAGGCGGTCAAGAATGTCGAGGCCGCGAAATGGTTAGATGATGATGATGGTGAGCCTACCCTATTCGAGGCCGCCACATGACCGCCGACAACTTCCTCGCCTACGTGGAGGGCTACTATGGCCGCTATCCGCGCCCAGCGCAGCGCAAAACCGTGGCCGCCTACCTGGCCCGCTACACTGAGCGCGAGCTCGGCGTGCTGTCGCGTCGGCTGATCCTGGAGTACAGCGGGCAGTTTCGGTTCACCCCGGACGTGGCGGTGCTGGAGGACGTGGCCCGCAAGATTAACGCGGAGACAGACGGATGGGGCCGGCCAGCGGCGCTCCCTGCTCCAGCGGAACCGGACGATGGCGGGGCTGGGGCGCGGGAGCTAGAAGCGTTGCTCGACGGAATGACGAAAACGAGGCTTGCCTGGAGACTGCGGCAGACCAAACGGGGAGGGCGGACATGATGCGTTTCTCAGCCGACATGGTGCAATTGCTGACCTACAGCATATACGGCGCGGCATGGGCGCTGTGGGGCCTGGGCATGTTCCTGCTGGGCTGGGCGCTGGGCCGGAACAACGGGCTGGCGCGGGCCCCGGAGGAAACCAAGCGGGCCCTGCTGGACCAGCAGCAGAAGCGGCTTGTGGCCGAGGGCCTGCTGGACGCGGAGCGGCGGGTGAGCCGGCGGCTGGAGGCAACGCTGAACGCGCTGACCGCGCCGGGGGAGCCCACGGTGGAGCCGCGCATACGGGCGGTTAGGTAGGAGGTAACATGGCAGAGCAGTACAGCGCCGAGGAGCGGGCGCGGGAAGTGTGGGAAGCGGTTCGATTTGCCGAGGACAAAGAGGCCATACTCGCCGCCGCCCTTCGTGCCGAGCGGGAGGCGGGGGAAATGCTGTTCAAATCCCTCGTACAGGAACTACACGAAGGATTGGTCCGGCGCGGGCTATGGACCGGGAATCCGAAGGACCGCGAGGGAGCCCGCCTGATAAACGCTATTGCCAAAGCGTATGAAACTGAGCGGGAGGCGGGCCACGGAGAGGGCAAGCGCGAGGGCGTGGAGCAAATGCGAGATAAAATGATCGCAGAGACAGCGGAACCATGGCATGAAAATATCCGCAATTGGGCCGCCCGCCTGCTGTCCGAAGGAGGGAAGAAGTGACGCCGGAAGATCGCAGAGAACTTGATTATCTTAAGAGCCTGCATGAAGAAAGTCCCTTCACGGGATTGTCCGACAGACACAAGAGATGGCTCATTGACCGCCTTGAAGCAGAAGAAGCTGAAGAGGCCCGCCTACGGGTGGAGAACGAGCGGCTACGCGATGAATATGAATCTTATAAGCAGGACTGTACCGCCATACATGAAGCGGACAATCTGCGCGAGCAGGAGTCCGAAGCCCGCGCCGAAGCCGCCGAGGCCGAAGTCGAGCGATGGCGGCAGGCTGTTGGACTTGCTACGACAGCCGTGCCCGACATGGTAATGGACGCAGACCACCCCATCGAAATGATGCACAGGGTAGTAGCTGAAGTCGCCCGCCTGCGGGAGCCGGGGGCCGCCGGGTACAGCGCGGCAGCCATGGAAGTCCTCGCCGAGCGGCAACGGCAGATAGTCTCCGAGGGCTGGACGGCAGAACATGACGCCGATTGGAGATGCAATGAACTGATCCGGGCCGCTGCCTGCTACCTGTTGCCCGGACTCTACCCGGAGCACTGGCCCTGGGCCGAGAAGTGGTGGAAACCCAAGGGCCGCCGCCGCAATCTGGTACGCGCCGCAGCACTCATCATAGCGGAACTGGACCGCATGGAGCGTGCCGGGGTCCGCCGCTGGCCCGACGCCCCGCAGGAGCAGGCGCTATGATGCTATGGGCGCTTGAGGACCATCTGTGCCGCAGGTGCGGAGGCCGGATTCTGCGGTGCGTTTCGGGGCAAGGGCCGACGGGGGGAGGGAATCCCGTTTTCCGCTGCGCCGATTGTGGAGCCTCGCGGGCTGCCCTGGGACCGGAGGAACTATGTTGGTGCGGATTCCAGCATCGGCGGCAAGAGCCCGGAGCCTATGTCTGTGTGCCCTACTCGATACTGCGAGAGCATCCGGGAGCGGTCAAGTATTTCCGGCGCTGCGGCTGTGATCCCGAGGCGGGCGGAGATGTGGGCATTATGCTCGCAGCGGAGTTGCGGGAGGCACTTGCCGAGCCGCAGAAGCAGGCGCATGGCGCGGATCCGGGGGAGACGGGGCGATGAGAACACCGCTGGCTTGGCTGCGCCGCTGGTGTCGGCGCATGAAATGGTACAACCGCGAGTACCAGCTGCTTTACGTCCCGGGTTGGGATTGCCATTTCGAGGAGCGCAGATACAAGGCGCAGTATCAACGGATGTTGCGCCAGAAACCGGGGGAAGCGAAAGGGGGCGAGGGGTGACAGTGCCGGTGTGCGATGGCTGCGGGAATCTCTGCACAGATGGCAACCTACGCGTGCTGGGGAAGGTATTCTGTTTCCGCTGCCTAGAGCGGGCAGCGGATGGCATTAAGCGCAAGCGCCGGCCCCGCGCCGGGAAGAGGGGTGCGGCGTGAAGATGCGGCGTTGCTCGTTTCATCCGAAAAAACCCGCTGTCGCCATGTGTCCTGAATGCGGACAGCGGTGTGCCTATCAGTGCAGTCCTTGCCGATGGGAACCTGGCCCCTGGCATGATCGGGGTTGTCCATCGTGGAGGCCGGAAATCGCCCCCGTCCCTGCGGCCCTGGCCTACACGGCGGCGCAGATGCGGGAGGCGTTCGTGGCGGGGGCGCGATGGCACATGTCTGGAGGGCGCTGCAACAATGGGGCCGAGATAGCCGAAGCCCTTCGCCGCTGGCCCGAGCCGCCGGAGCAGGCACGCGTCGCGGAGCCGGGGGCGGGAGGGAAACGAGGATGAAGAACATCCGGCCTGCATGGCTCGATGACGAGCCTCGACGCTGTGTCTATTGCGGGCAACCTGGGCCTCGGTGCATAACTGCCTTCGGCTGGGCGCATCGCCGATGTATGCCGCCTGAATCGAAATACCGCAAGCCCCCCGCCGGGGCGAAAGAGGGGAAGGCGTGACAATCCGTCTATTCTTCGCTTGGTTTGACATGTGGGTCGGGGCCTATTGGAGCAAGCAACACCAAACGCTCTATGTGTGCCCCCTGCCCATGGTGGTGCTGGCGTTCGGTCGGAGGCCCCGGTGACCGTCCTGGAACGCGAGCTGCTGGCGCAGGTGAAGGCACTGCGCTACGAAATCCAGGTACATGAATTGATGGTATGGGGCGATCTACCTGTAGAGAAGCCTCATGATCGCCGCCTGTACGCTGCCGGTCGCGCCGCCGACCGCGCCATCGCCGAGGCCGAGGGGAGGAAGCCGTGAAAGCGTTGCTTGACTCTAATGGATTTGACCGGAGGCCGCACAATCTTGCTCCCGATGCCTGGTACTACGAAGGCCGCGCCGGGCTTGATGTTTATTACCGGCAACAACTTGTCGCGTCGATACCATGGCGTAGCATCCTGGCCTCGGTGCGGAGATACTATCTCAGCAAGGGGATCGCCGAGTCCCGGGGGCCGGCGTGAGCCCCTGGGGGGAGAGACGGTGATTCGGCATCCGCGCGAAGGTCGGCGCCGCGTGTTGCATCTCTATTGGACATGTTGCAACAACTGTCATGGCAGGCACCGGAATCGCTTTACGGCTTGGCTACACTGGTTCTGGATGTGGCTGATGGAGCGCACATGAACGCGAAGCAGGGGGAGCTGCTATGAGGCACAGGGGGCGGCGGTGAGGCGTCCCTGTCTGGATACCCCGGAGTGGCAGTGGATATCCAGCTTCCCCGCCCGTCCCGGTGGGAAACGTGCCGTCACCGGCAAACTGGACCTGTCTGATGACTTGGCCCGCCGCGCCTGGGCCATGCACGAAGGCGGGGATACCTGGCCGGAGGTGGCCGAGATGGTGGCGCAGGAAACCGGGGCACGGATGAGCACGGCGCATTTGTCTAAGGTGTTGCTGGACCGATTCTCGCTGTAACTGGGAGGGGATGTCCGGGGCCTATGTGGATTGACCAAACTGCCGCGCAGCAGCTCCAACGCCTGTGGGAGCGCAACCCTCGGGAAGAGTATCTGTGCGGCCTGTACCGGGAATGCGCCCGGATCGCTAGGGTACACCTAGCCAGCTTGGCGAGAAACGACAAAAGGGAGCTGTCTGAGGACCGGCTGCGTGAGTTGTCCCACCAAGCCGCCGCGCGCCTGATCTGCCGCTACCGTCGCAGGCCAGACTACCGGGTGGTGAGCTTCTGGAAAGTGGTCTGGCACGAGGCCCGCCATGCCTACTACGACGGGGGGCACAAGGACAGGGGCAAACAGCAGTTCATCCGCAACCAGGTAGCCCTCGAGGCTGCCTACGATGTGCCAGCCCCCGGGCAAGTGGAGGATCCCGCGCCGGAGGACCACCGCAAGGATATCCTGGCTGACCATCCGATAGGCTGGATGATCGAGCGCGATCTGCGGACGGCGAAAACCTATCGCCAGGCCATTGAGCGTATAGCGCGCTACGTGGGCCGGCGCTGGATATATGACCATGCTGTGCAACTACGCTACGTGTATCGAGTCTGGAAGGTCCGTGCGTAAGCAAGTGAAGTGGAAGCTACAGGCGGAGACGTTGGACGCCTTCCGTCTACGGTGCAGGGAGCAAGGACTGTCGGTGCCCCGGATCGTGGAGGCGCTTCTGAGCTACTTCCTGCGAAGGGAGGACTATGAGCGGGAACGGGGACATGAATCGGGTGCCGGCGGAAGAGTGTTTTCAGATGATCGTGAGGGTACCGGGCCGGGAGCAGCGAATGTTTGTCATGCCGCTGAAGTCTCAGGTGAGCGGACGGCCCATGCCGACGGAGGAAGTGCTGGGAAGTCAGTGGCCGCGCCTAACCCGATTGGCCCTGCGGGAGATCAAGCGGCATTTTGACGCGCATCCCGAGGAATAGCCGACGACTATAGTTTTAGTGGCAACCCGAACGAAACCGGCGCGAAAGCCCAAAAACGCCTTCCAGAAGGGCAACACCACGGGGAGACTCGGGGGCCGTCCACCCGGCTCTATGTCATACAAAACATACGCCGCCGAGCTGTGGAAGGCCATGCTCGCACAGGAGAACCCAGAGAATCGCCGGGCTTTCATGCGGGACTACCTGGAGGGCTTCCGGAAGGCGGCCTGCAAGTCAGGAACTTGGCAATCAAAGTTCGTGGCCGAGCGGCTTTTTCAGGTGGACATCATGGAGCAGATAGACTCCAGCCTGAACAAAGCCAAGCGCGAGGACCGGGATTTCCTGTCCTACCGCATCCACAAAAGCGCCCACAGCGTACAGCAACGGCTTCTGCTGTCCACCGAGCGCCTGCGGTTGTGCATGGCGGGCCGCAGGAGCGGCAAAACCGAGGGCTTCGTGCGCTTGGCTGCGGATGTGTGTGTACGCCGGGAGGATGCCAAGTGCCTGTTGATCGGGAAAACGGATACCCGCTGCAAGGAACTATTCTGGCAGCCAACCCTGGACCTGCTGGAGATGGTCGGCTTTGTCGTGGAGGTCAAGAACAAGGCCGAGGGGTTCGTGCGCTGCCGGGAAGGGGTGGAAATCAGCTTCAAGGGCAACGCCACCGCTGACGAGCGGGAGAAGTTGCGCGGCGGCAAGTACGACCTGGTTGTCATAGACGAGTGCCAGTCGCAGAAGGCCCTGAAGTACCTCATCGAGGAAATCATAGAGCCGATGCTGATTGACCGGCAGGGCATTCTCGCGCTGGGGGGCACAGGACCCCGGGTGCGCGGAGAATACTGGGAGGCCCTGTGGAGCGACAACCGGCCGGCGTTGCGGCTGAACTGGAGCATCAAAGACAATCCCTATATTCCTAACTACGAGAAGGTGTTGGAGGATATCCGCCGCGAGAAAGGCCTGAAGGAGACGGACAGCCTGTATGTGCGGGAGTACCTGGGGCAGATCAGCTACGACGATGATGCGCTGGTCTGCCGGCTCCAGCCGCAGAACTTCTTTACGAATGACCAACTTGCCGCCTGGATCGCGTCACAGCCCGTAACCGACGTGCGCTTCACCGCGGGGCTGGACTACGGCTTTACTGACGCCGATGGCTTTGGGATCATCGCCTACAGCGAGCACAAGCCGGAGCGTTGGTTGGTCTACGAGTACAAGGCCCGCAGGACCGGCGTAACCGAGGTGGCCGAGGCCATCAAGCGCGGTATCCAGTACGTGCGGACTGACCCGCTTTTCTCCAAGCTGGTCAAC